GTCAGATCCTCAGTCAGTTACGATCAACGCCGTCGCTATTCCACTTCCTCGAACTTCGAGTGGTGTGAATTCTGGTGTTTTTACCAGTAACGATGGCGCGGTGAAGCTGGCGGTTTCTCACCAGTATGGTAAGAGGAATCGCCGGCAGATCCGGATCGATCATTCGAAGATCGCTCCCGATCCGTTGATCTCGGCTCAGAACATCAAGCACTCGATGAGTTCTTATCTTGTGGTTGATGTACCTGTGACCGGGTATACGGTTACGGAAGCGAAGCAGGTAGTCGATGGCTTTATTGCCTCGCTAAATGCTTCTTCGGGTGCTCTCATCACCAAGCTTCTTGGTGGTGAAAATTAACTGACATTGTCCGCTCAGTTTTGAGCGGACTTCTGCGGAAACATTGGCTATGGAAGACCCACCCGATAGGGGAGCCTTGAAAAGCCTAATGTTACTCTGGAGACAAGTACTCCTGGAATGGGGTACTTGGTGTCACACTAGCACCACTAGAGACTATAAAACGGCCTCTAGTCGATTCGAACATGAGGGAGTATCGTTTTTGACGATTACTCTCCCGAACTTCTGTGTAGACTTCCAAAAAAGTCTTGATCAGAAATTCGTGGGTCACGACCAGTTCTCCGCTTTTGCGAAGAATGGCGGGCTCCCCCGATTTCTCGGAGGTTTCCTTGACCTTGTGTTCGATCGTGGTGATGGAAAGTTGTTGGACAATCCTTCAATCGATGCCATCCGAGCCGTTCGTCAGTTAACTCAGATGTTCGGTAAGATACTTCTACCGTGCAGCGATGTGCGAAAGGAAAACGCGATTGACGCATATGTCCAATGTGAGCAGGAAGTCAGACAAAACGACCAATTACTTAGTAGCGTTGATCTTAGTGATTACGCTCGTATTGGCCGCTTGCTTTATGGTCAGTTATTTAGTGACTGGGACCTTGCGGTCTTCAATCACGATGTACTGCCTAAGCACGGGCCTGGATCCACAGCTGACCGACTCTCCGGAAACGGAAAGTGGGAACAATCTGAATGGACCCAGCGACTCGAGTCAATCCTCCCAAGTGGTGAGTATTTGCTCCCCTCTTGGAGATATTGGCAAGAGCTCGACCGAGTCTCCTTCCTCGAACCCGGTTCCGAAAGACCCGTAAGGGTCATAACGGTTCCTAAAACGTTGAAAAC